ACAAGGCTGGCCTTGGTGAAGAGGAGGCTCTGGTGCAGGCACGTGTTGCCCGTATTTGCCGCTCTTCAGACTATGACTCATTGAACAAGAAAGTAATTTTATGGACCCCCGCATCAACCAGTTCTTTGGCCGCACCATAACGCAGCAGATCGAAATGTTCCCTGAGACACTCGCGGTCACTCAGGAAGAAGACGAAGCATGGCAGGCACAGCAGAAGGCTGTGGCTACCGGTGTTACCGATGGCACCCTGAGCAAGGCCGACTACATCAAGGCTATCGGCACTGACCCCTTGTCGGTCCAGGTCGATGGCTCTCACTACAAGAACCTTGCGATCCAACCTGTCGAGTACATCCATGCCAACAATCTGGGGTACTGCGAGGCTAACGTCATCAAGTACATTAGCCGCTGGAGAGACAAAGGTGGCAAGAAGGATCTTGAGAAGGTCAAGCATTACGTGGATCTACTGATCCAGTTGGAGAACTTGTGAACTTTAACCAGTATCAAAGTGAAGCGATGAGCTTCCGCATGAAGACTGCCGATGACATCTACGCATTGCTGAACCTGCCAGCAGAAGTTGGCGAGCTTCTCTCTCTGGAAGCCAAAGGTCGCCGTGATGGCTACAACCTGTTTGAGCACCGAGAAAACATGAAGAAGGAACTCGGGGACATCTTGTGGATGATCACTGCTGTCGCTGAGGACAACTCATTGTCCCTCGAAGAGATTGCCCTCGGCAACATCATGAAACTAACCCGCCGCAAGGCATATAACACAATTCAAGGATCAGGTGACGACCGCTAACGCATACATCGCTGGTTTTATAGATGGTGAAGGCTGCATCCGCATCTCGGATAATGGTGCGCTGGAGGTTACGGTGGTCAACACCTGTCTTCCAGCTCTTGAGAAGATCAAATATCACTTCGGTGGAAACATCTCAAAGAGGAAGCAGGCTGTTAACAAGGAGCAGTACTCCTACCGAATCTATGGTGATGGAGCATTCGCACTTCTTTGCGACATCTATGATTACCTAATCGACAAGCAGGCTCAGGCCCTCGTCGCTGTTAACTGGTGGCACAAACGCAAGACGCTTGGTGTCGTTCGCATACCTGGTCGAAGAGGTGGTTTCACCAATCCTCTCCGTGCCGAACTTTTGAAATATTACATAGATGAAATCACAAGACTCAAATTTCAAGCCCTCCCTTCGGGCACAACTAATCCAGCGACGAACATACAACAGACCCAAGGATGACACCGGTAAGGTGTTTGAGACGTGGGAAGAAACCGTAGACCGAGTCATTGGTCACCAGCGTTGGCTGTGGGAACGAGCTGCTGGTACAAGCGCCATCTACTCCAAGACTGAACTCGAAGAACTCCGTCAGCTCATGTTGGACCGCAAGGTTCTCATGTCTGGCCGTACCCTCTGGCTCGGTGGCACCTCCGTTGCACAGCAGCGTGAGGCCTCTCAATTCAACTGCTCATTCACAAATGTCGAATCCGTCCAAGATACTGTCGATGTTCTCTGGCTCCTGCTGCAAGGCTGTGGTGTTGGGTTCTCTCCTATTGTCGGCCAGCTTACCGGCTTCCGAGCCCCGATTGGTGAACTCCAGATCATTCGCTCGGAGCGCACAGCAAAAGGCGGCGAAGAAGCGAACAAGGAAACTTACGATCCCTCGACCAAAACCTGGACGATCCAAGTAGGTGACTCTGCAGAAGCCTGGGCTAAGTCCGTGGGGAAACTCATGGCTCACCCATACCCAGCCAACAAGTTGGTCTTGGACTTCTCTCAGATCCGTCCTGCCGGTGAACGCCTCAAGGGTTACGGTTGGATTTCTTCAGGTGATGCTGCCATCGCCAAAGCCTATGAATCAATTTTTCACATCCTTAATCGCCGCGCTGGGAGCCTTCTTACTCGTATTGACATACTTGATGTTGTCAATTGGCTCGGCACTGTACTCAGCTCCAGACGCTCTGCGGAGATTGCTCTGTTCGCCTATGGTGAGGACGAGTGGCAAGAGTTCGCTGTAGCCAAGAAGGACTGGTGGGTTGCCAACATCCAACGTGCTCAGTCAAACAACTCATTGCTGTTCCGATCAAAGCCCTCACGTGATGAGCTGGCCAACATCTTCGACCTGATGGTTGCATCGGGTGGCTCTGAGCCTGGCTTCATCAACGGTGTCACTGCGACCAAGCGTGCACCCTGGTTCAAAGGCTGTAACCCTTGTGCTGAGATCCTGCTCGGCAACAAGTCTTTCTGTAACTTAACTGAAGTAGACGTTGGAAAATTCAAAGGCGATTCTTCCGGCCTCCGCCGCGCAGTCCATCTTGCGGCACGAGCTAACTACCGGCAAACCTGTGTTAATCTCCGAGATGGTATCCTCCAAGAGGCTTGGCATCTCAACAATGACTTCCTACGCTTGTGCGGGGTGGGCATTACGGGTGTCGTGCGGCGACCAGACTTGGGTCCATATGACTACACCGAACTGCAGAGAACAGCTACTTCGGGAGCTTACTCAATGGCTGATGAGCTTGGGTTACCGCGCCCGAAGAACGTCACGACCATCAAGCCCAGTGGGACACTATCGAAGATTATGGACACCACTGAAGGTGTTCACAAGCCGCTAGGCAAATACATCTTCAACAATGTCAATTTCTCTAAGCATGATCCCTTGGTGCCTCTGTGTCGTGCTGCTGGCTATCGCGTGTTCGATAACCCCACCGACATCGAGTCAGTCCTGATCACGTTCCCTGTTCGCTGGGATGACGTGCCATTCGACAAGTTCGTCAAGAACGGTGTTGAGATGGAGGTCAACCTGGAGTCTGCAATCGTTCAGTTAGAGCGTTACAAAATGCTCATGCAGAACTGGTGCCAGCAGAACGTGTCGGCCACCATCTCCTACTCAGCAGACGAGGCTCCCGCCATTGTCGATTGGCTGATGGAGAACTGGGATGTCTACGTTGGTGTGAGCTTCCTGTTCCGTGCTGATCCCACGAAGACAGCTAAGGACTTGGGTTACATGTACCTCCCACAAGAGGTGGTGACCAAGGAAGCCTACGACACATACGCATCTCAGATTCAACCTTTGGAAATCGACCAGGCCAACAGCTTGGATGAGATCCAGGGTGAAGATTGTTCAACCGGCGCTTGCCCAATCCGATGAGAATATGGGGGTGAAATTCCCCCAATTCTCTTTTGGTTGCCCAATTGGAAGACCTTATGGATAACTCTAAGTTTCCTATTGTTCCTAAAGAATTACTCGAAGTATTGGAAAAGCGATTTCCTGACAAAGCACCAGACCTGACCGACAACATTGACGCAGTACGCTTCAGTTCAGGCCAGGTAAACGTGGTCAGATTCCTCCGGTACCAATTTAACTTACAGAACCAGAACATTCTGGAGAACTAAACTATGTGCCTCCCCTCACCGAAATCTCCACCTCCAGCTCCACCACCTCCAGCTCCTGCAGCTCCTGCACCGTTGGCCACCGTGGCTCCTGCTGAAGGCACGAACCGCAAGGACTCCTCAGTCCTCTCTGCCAATCGTGGTCGAGGCTCTCTCCGTATTGACCGCACCATGGGCGACACAGCCCCAAGCGGCACCGGTCTAAACATCCCCGTCTAAGGTATTGAATGGAAGAGAAGAACGAAAACGAGACGCAGGAAAGCTGCGCTGCCCTCTATCAGAAATTAGAGACTGACCGCACATCGTTCCTGGACCGTGCAAAGGATTGTTCCAAGTACACAATCCCAACCCTGATTCCTCCTTCAGGCCACTCCAGTGCCACCAAGTACTACACCCCTTACCAGGGCGTGGGTGCCCGTGGCGTGAACAACTTGGCTTCCAAGCTGCTCCTCGCGCTTCTCCCTCCAAACTCTCCCTTCTTCCGCCTCCAGATTGATGACTTCACTCTTGAGGAATTGACGAAGCAAAAGGGTATGCGAGCAAAGGTCGAGGAAGGCCTGAACAAGATCGAACGTGCAGTTCAATCTGAGATCGAAGCCGGTGCCCTACGTGTCTCTGGCTTTGAAGCTATGAAGCACTTGCTGGTTGGTGGTAACGCCCTCCTGTACCTGCCTGACGAAGGCGGTATGCGAGTGTTCCCCCTTGAGAAGTACGTGGTTCGCCGTGACCCCATGGGTAACGTGCTGGACATCGTGGTCAAGGAAAGCGTTGCCCTCAAGACACTCCCTGCGGATGTCCAAGAGCTGATCTCCAAGGAAGCCAAGACCTCTGACCAGGGCAAGAAAGACATTGACCTCTACACCCACGTCCATCTCGAAGATGGCAAGTGGATCGTGTACCAGGAAATCAAAGGCAAGGTCGTGCCTGGCTCTGAGGGAACATATCCCAAAGACAAGACCCCATGGATTCCCGTTCGCTTCACTAAGGTGGACGGCGAGAACTATGGCCGCAGCTACGTGGAAGAGTACCTGGGCGACATCAAGTCCCTCGAAGGTCTCTCTCAGTCCATCGTAGAAGGTTCTGCTGCTGCAGCGAAAGTGTTGATGTTGGTGAACCCTAACGGGACGACCAGCCAGAAGACCATCGCTGAAGCTGAGAACGGTGCTGTGGTCGAGGGTAACACTGCTGACGTGACCGTCCTGCAGCTCAACAAGTTCAACGACTTCCGAGTTGCCCTGGAGACTGTCCAGCGAATTGAAGAGCGACTGGCCTATGCCTTCCTCTTGAACTCCGCTGTCCAACGTAATGGCGAACGTGTGACCGCTGAAGAGATCCGCTACATGGCCAATGAGTTGGAGTCCGCCCTCGGTGGTATCTACTCAATCCTGTCGCAGGAATTTCAGCTCCCCGTTGTCAACCGCATCATGTTCTCCATGGAGCGCAAGAAGAAGCTGCCGGTGCTCCCTAAGGGTACCGTCAAGCCAGTCATTGTGACCGGCATGGAAGCTCTTGGTCGTGGCAACGACATGAACAAACTGCAGATGTTCTTCCAAGGTGCTGGCCTCATTGCAGGACTGCCTCCTGAGATCAACAAGCCTGACGCTTTGATGCGCTTCGGTACCGCTCTCGGTATCGACATGGCTGGTCTCGTGAAGTCCCCTGAGCAGCTCCAGCAGGAACAGATGCAAGCACAGCAGATGGCCATGATGCAGCAAGGTATCGGCCCCGCAATCAACCAAGCTGGTGCAATGATGAAGCAAGGGATGGCTAACGCCGAACAAGCTCCTGCACCGGCACCCGAACAAGGAGCCGCTTAATGGCTAAAGACAAACAAACCAAAACCCCTGAACCTGAAACCAAACCTACAGTAGAGGTCGTAGAGGCCCCTGAAGTGGTGGAACAGGCTGAGGCTCCTAAGGCAGCAGGTCCCGTCATCGAATACGTTGGTGAAGGTGCGGATCAAATCGAATTTACTGCCGATCCAAATGCCAAGCATATTCGCGTCAACGTGAATGGCTTGATCACCACGACTTACTAATTGGAATTTAATGGTAGATACTGTCGTTATTCAGAGTACTCCTCCGGCCACGCCTGAGGATCATGATCAGAAGATGATTGACGTGGTCGATAAGGCCAACGCAATCACTCCCCCAGAGGGAACTGAAGGTACTCCCCCCGCAGAAGATCGTCCGCAATGGCTTCCTGAGAAATTCAAATCTCCTGAAGACATGGCCAAGGCCTACGCTGAGCTTGAATCAAAGCTCGGTGGCCAGAAGCCTGCCGATCCTCCTGCGGCTGCACCTGAAGATCCTGCTACACCGCCTGCTGCCGAAGCTGAAACAGCTCTCGCTGACAAAGGTCTGGATCTCAAAGACTTCTCTGCTGAGTTCTCCCAGAAGGGCGAGCTGTCGGCTGAGAGCTACGAGAAGCTGCAGAAGGCTGGTTTCGATAAGAGCCTGGTAGACCAGTACATCGCTGGCCAACAGGCAATCGCTGCTCAGTATGAGACAAGCATCAAGGCTGAAGTTGGTGGTCCAGAGAAGTTCTCTGCGATGACTGATTGGGCCAAGGTGAACCTGTCGCCTGCTGAGATCGAGACGTTCAACTCTCAGGTGTCCTCGGGCAACATCGACCAGGCCAAGTTGGCTGTGTTGGGTCTGAGTGCCAAGTACCAGAATGCTGTGGGTTCAGACCCTAAGCGTCTCTTGGGTGGCCAGGGTGATGGCGCTGGTGCCGATGTGTTTGAGTCTATGGCTCAAGTCACTGAAGCTATGCGTGACCCTCGTTACAAGAACGATCCTGCCTACCGCTCAAAGGTCCAGTCCAAACTGGGCCGATCTAACGTAATCTAAGGTACAAGATGAACCCCCTTCTCTTAGGGGGCCTCTTCGATCTGGCAGGGAAGGTCTTTGACAAGATCTTTCCGAACCCTCAGCAGGCTGCAGAAGCCAAACTGAAATTGTTTGAGATGCAGCAGGCAGGGGAACTTAAGGTTCTTGAGGCCGAGACTGCACTGGCCACTGGTCAGATGAAGATCAACGAGATCGAAGCTGCCTCTGATAGTTTCTTCAAGTCAGGCTGGCGACCTGCTGTGGGTTGGATCTGCGTCTTTGGTTTGTTTTACCAATTCGTGTTCCTACCCTTCGCTACGTTTTTCCTAGCACTCTATGAGGTTCGTGCAGCTATGCCTGCGATGGATCTCAACACCCTCATGACTCTTCTCTTTGGCCTGCTTGGCCTAGGTGGATACCGTACCATCGAGAAGCTCAAGGGAATTACAAAATAAACACGGCCCCCTTCATCCTGCGTAGCGGGGTGCTTGGGGGTTCTTCTGGATGCGTAGACCCGTAAGGAGCGGGAGCAGCCTGTAAAGCTGTTGTCTATGGCCCACTTGGCTCGATACCAAGAGCATCCACCATCTCTGTGAACATTTGAAGTCATTCCGCACTGCGTTCTTACGCGGTGGAATTGCAATTCTAAGAACTGATTACACGACCTTTGCCTCCTGCGGGAGATAACTCTGCGTGATGTGTGTCGGGTTTCTAGGAGGTTGCTCAACTTTCTTCAACTCACACGAGATTTATAAAATATATGGCAAACGCTACTCCTAGCCGTGTCGGTCAGATTAACACTTCTGGCGATGCTAAGGCTCTATTCCTCAAAGTATTTGCAGGCGAAGTCCTCACTGCTTTCCAAGAAGCTACTGTAACTGCAGGCCGCTTCGCTGAACGTACCATTGCTTCCGGCAAGTCTGCTCAGTTCCCTATCCTCGGTTCTATCGGCGCTGAGTACCATGTTCCTGGTGCTGAGATCACCGGCTCTGCTGTGCCTGCTAACGAGATCATCATCACCATTGATGACCTCTTGATCAGCCACGCATTCCTGGCCTCGATTGACGAAGCCATGAACCACTACGATGTTCGCGCTCCTTACTCGACCGAGATTGGTCGTAAGTTGGCTTACACCAAAGACAAGCAGTTGCTGCAGTTGGCCGTGTTGGCTGCTCGCGGTAGCTCGCCTGTGAACGGTGAAGCCGGTGGTGGTGCGATCACTTCCGGTACCCTCATGAGTGACGCTACTGGCGAATCTCTCGTTGCTGGTCTCTTCGCCGCTGCTCAGGCATTGGACGAGAAGAACGTCAGCGAAGACGGTCGTGTCGCGTTCTTGGCCCCTGCTGCCTACTACAAGTTGGCTGCTAACACCAAGATCATGAACAAGGACTGGGGCGGTGCTGGTGTGTACGCTGATGGTAAGGTCCTGCGTGTTGCAGGTATCGAGATCGTCAAGACTAACCACGCTCCTTTCGGCGCTACTATCGCCAACGGTTCGTTGGAAGCTGGTACTACCAACAAGTATGCTGGTGCCTTCACTAACACTGTTGGTGTTGTGGCTACCAAGGATGCTGTCGGTACCGTCAAGTTGATGGATCTGGCAATGGAGTCGGACTACGACATCCGCCGTCAGGGCACCTTGATGGTTGCTAAGTACGCTATGGGCCACGGTGTCCTGCGTCCTTCTTGCGCTATCGAATTGAAGACCGCCTAATCACGGCTCACTCCTAAGGGGGATCTCATTTATTTGGGGTCCCCCTTTTTTTTCATTTTTTGGATTTACTATGGCTCTTACTCTGACCACTGAGCTTGATGCAATCAACATCATGCTGGGTACTATTGGCGAGTCCCCGATCAACTCGCTGGATGCCGCTACTGGTGTAGTGGATGCTGTTACAGCACGATCAATCTTGGCTGAAGTCGCAGTTCAGGTTCAAGAAGAGGGCTGGCATTTCAACACTGACTACGAATTCGTCCTAACGCCAACGGTTGGCACTGGCGAGATCTTCGTTGCAGCCAACACCATTGAGGTGGACGTAAGTCCCTATACCTCTGATGTTGATGTGGCCATCCGTGGCAACCGCCTCTATGACCGCAAGAACAAAACCTACAGTTTCTCAGCAGCTATCAAAGCTGACCTGACGATCCTCCTAGAATTCAATGAGTTGCCTCAGGCAGCTCGCCATTACATCACCGTTCGATCTGCTCGTGTATTCCAGCAGCGAGTGGTGGGTTCTGACACACTCGGCAGTTTCACGGAGCAAGACGAAGCTCGTGCTCTCCGAGCCATGCGCCGGTACGAAGCAAAGACCGGTGACTACAACATCCTCACAAGCAATTACTCGGTAATGCGAGTCATTGACAGATAACATGGCATTGATCTCTTCTTCCATTCCCAACTTTGTCAACGGTGTTTCTCAGCAACCCTTTACCCTTCGACTGAACTCTCAGGGCGAAGTCCAAGAGAATGGTCTCTCCACTGTCTCGCAGGGGTTGAAGAAGAGACCACCTACGCAGCACCTCAAGAAAATCCAGAACACACCCCTGGAGAACTGCTTCATCCACACGATCAACCGCGACACCACCGAGCGATACGTTGCTGTGGTGACCGATGGCGACCTCAAGGTCTACGATGTGGCTGGCGTAGAGAAGACCGTGGCCTTCCCGAATGGGAAAACCTACCTGAACTCTGCAAACCCCGCTAAGTCCTTCTCGTCTGTCACTGTGGCTGACTACACGTTCGTTGTGAACAAAGGGGTGACTGTCACCAAGGCAGCAAGCACCACACCCACACGACCCTTCGAGGCCCTGATCAACGTCAAGGCAGGCAACTACGGTAAGACCTACAAGGTGTTCATTAACGGCACCCAGGTGGCCAGCTTTACGGCTCCTGATGGTAGCGTTTCGGCACACACGGCACAGATCGCCACTGACTACATCGCCAACCAGCTCTACACCGCCATCTCCGTGGCAGGTGTGACCAAGGTATTGAACGGCTCCACCATCTATCTCTCCAGCTCCACGGACTTTTCCCTGGGCACTGAGGACGGCTTCAACAATGGAGCCATGGTAGGCATCAAGGGCAAGCTGCAGAAGTTTGCTGACCTTCCTGCCAATCCAGGCGTGGACGGCGTGGTCATCGAGATCACCGGCACGGGGGCAGGGGAGACCGCTACGGCTCCATTCGATAGCTACTACGTTCGCTTCTCCACAAACACAGGAACCACTGGTGTGGGTGTCTGGCAGGAATGCCCAGCCCCTGGCATCCTCTCGTCCTTCAACGCAGCCACCATGCCCCACATCCTGGTGCGTGAGGCTGACGGTACGTTCACCTTCAAGCAGGCAACCTATAAGTCCCGCCTGGTGGGTGATGATGATTCCAATCCATTCTCGTCCTTCGTGGGCCATGCCATTGCAGACATCTTCTTCTACCGTAACCGCCTAGGCTTCCTCGCTGATGAGGCCGTGGTGTTCTCTGAGGCTGGCTCCTACTTCAACTTCATGCGGACTACAGTCACGCAGCTCTTGGACTCAGATCCGATTGACGTGAACGCTAGCCACACGAAGGTGTCCCTGCTCAAACATGCAGTGCCCTTCAACAAGCAGCTCCTGTTGTTCTCTGAGCAGACCCAGTTCGTGGTGGACCAGAATGACCTTCTGACTCCCAAGACGGTGGGCCTCAAGGTTGCCACTGAGTTCCCCTGCAACACCGTAGCCAAGCCAATCGGCATTGGTAAGAACGTGTACTTCGCAGTGGACAAGGGTGACTACTCGGCTGTCCGTGAGTACTTCGCTGACGTGAACAACATCGGCAACGACTCGATGGATGTGACCGGCCATGTGCCCAAGTACCTCCCAGCGAACATCTTCAAGATCACCTCAGCGACCAACGAGGACATCCTGGTGGCCCTGTCATCGGATGACCCATCTGCCCTGTATGTCTACAAGTACTTCTGGGCCAACAACGACAAGCTCCAAAGCTCCTGGTCGAAGTGGACCTTCGGGTCTGACACTACGATCCTGAACGTGGACTTCATTGGCTCTGAGATGTACCTCGTGGTCAACCGATCTGATGGTGCCTACTTCGAGAAGGTGGGCGTGTCCGTTGGTGATATTGGTCCTGATGAACCCTACACGGTCCACCTGGATCGCAAGGTGGCTCTCGATGCTGGTGACCTCACGTACAGTGCAGGCTACACAACGATCAATCTGACCAGCTTGGGATACACTCCCAGCACTGGTGCGTATGTGGTTGTGGTCAAGGATCATCCAACCCTCAAGGCTGGTGAGATCTATGATGTGATCTGGGATGGCAGCACTGCGAAAGTCCAGGGCAACATCACTGGTGCCACCATCGCGTTTGGCCGCAAGTACCTCTTCAAGTACGAACTCTCGACAATCACTGTCCGCACTGCCCAACAAGGTGGTGGCCAGAAGAGTGACACTGAGGGTCGCCTGCAGCTCCGCAAGATCGCATTCAACTACGCTGATGCTGGCTATTTCAAAGCCACTGTCAAACCTATTGGTCGCGATACGTACACCTACGTGTTCTCTGGGAAAGTCCTAGGGGAAGCTGCGGTTGTCGGTCGTTACAGCATTAGCTCTGGTCGATTCCAGATCCCAATCATTAGCCGAAACATCGGCACCTCAATCGTTTTAGAAAATGACAGCCCACTCCCAAGTTCATTCCTCAGTGCAGACTGGGAAGGCTTCTACGTCAAACGTAGTCAGGCCATCTAATATCAAAGTCCGTCCTACCCACCTTCGAGATGTCGCTGAACTCAGCGTCACGATGAGGCAGGAGGACCGTGACGAGATCTGGCACCTGGCGCGTAGGACACCGGAAGAGGCTCTTAGACAGGCCTACCTCACCTGCAACTACAACCGAACCGTCCTGCTGGATGGGAAAGTAGTGTGCATCTTTGGGGTAGGGGGCAAGCAGGGTGAGGTGGGTATCCCATGGATGCTCGCCTCTCCGTTGCTCGTCAAGATCCGCAAGCAGTTCCTAAGGGAGAGCCTCGCGTTTCTCGATGAGATGTCTGAAGGGCACCCCGTTCTCTACAACATTGCGTGGACAAAGAATATCGAACACATCCGCTGGCTCAAGTGGCTGGGGTTCTCCTTTAGGGAGCCTCAGCAGCAAGGGCCAGACGGTGAGTTCTACACTGAATTTTATAAGGTGATCCAGAATGTGTGATCCAGTAACCGGCACCGTAACCATCGCATCAACGATGGCGTGGGCCACAGCGGCCACAACAGCCGTGAGTGTCTACGGACAACACCAGGCCATGAAGTCTCAAGAAGACGCTAATCAACGCCAGTACGATGCCAGCATGAAAGCCATGGCTGCAAACGTGAACCAGACGAACCTGGAACACATGCAACAGCGTGAGGCAGGCATCCAGAAGCTCGAAGAGAACAACCTCAATGCTCGCGCTGCCGATGCAACCGCTCAAGTGGCTGCAGGCGAGAACGGTGTTGCAGGTCTTTCGGTCGATGCTCTACTCGCTGACCTCAGTGGTAAGAGTGGGCGATACACCAGCTCCGTAGTGACGAACTACGACAACGCTGAGATGGCCATCAACAACCAACGTGAGAACATTGGTATCCAGGCTGCAAGTGCGATCAACGGTCTCAAGACCCCAGCCGCTCCTGATTATGCAGGCGCTGCTCTTCGTATTGGCACAGCCTATTACGACTACAAGAATCCGATCCCTCGCGGGACAAGGTAATCATCTAAGGAATATTTATGGCGCGAGTCCAAGTGGGGTATGATCCCCGTGCTGAGGCACTGCAAACTGTTGCGGCCCCTAACATCCAAACTGAGCAAGTCCGTAGTGACCCAGCCGGTAACAAGGCTGTCCAACTTGCACAAATCTTCGCTTCACCCACTGCACAGAATGCTTTGGCAACCTTGCAGCAGAAGCAAAACATCAAGGATCAGCAGGATGGTGAGGCTGCGGCCCGTTCCATGCCTAACTCTGAACTAGAAAAGCAGATCAAGGACGGCACACTGCTGGCCGTTCAGTCTCCCGTTCGTGTTGCCGCTATGCGTCACGTCTATGGTGAGAACCTCGCCTCTGGCGTGGAGATGGACGTACTGTCCAAGGCTCAACGTGGTGAGTTCGCCACCTGGGAAGATGCACAGAAGTATCTCGCTGAGAAATCCTCAGCCTCCCTTGAGAACCAGGACGAGTACACCAAGGCTGGCTTTGGTAAGAGCATGGCCTCTATCACCAATCGCTTGCAGGCCCTGACGCTGCAGTCGATGAACCAGAAGGCCGTTGAGTTCGCTGATGCTCAAGCGAATGCGAAGCTGCGTGTCACCTTTGAGAAATCTCAGGCCGGTGAAATTCCTGCTGCGGATGCTCCTAAGGCACTCGGTGATGCCTATCGTGACGCAGTCGATAAGAAGCTCCTGACTACCCCTCAGCAACGTGCTGCTGCCCTGAACAGCACACTCACTGCCATCGCTAAGAGTGGCCGTGTGGATCTGCTGGACGGCTTCCTCAAAGAGAAGCTCGATGCTGGCCAGACAATTGAGGACGTGGTGGGCACAGGCACTGCCGCTCAGTACCGAGCTGCTGCTGAAGGTGCCATGGCTAAGAAGCTGAAGGAAGAGGGTCAAGCCCGTCTGCTCGCTGAAGCTGAACGTGGCCACGCTGCTGTGTCCTCCGCAGTTGACCTCGCAGTCAGCTCAGGAACCTTCGCACGAAACAAAGATGCCATCGCCAACGCACAGGTGCTGAACCCATCTAGCGGCACTATGGAAAAGATTGGCGAGAAGAAGGCTGGTGAGATGGCTGATGAAGTCATCCGCCGCCAGGTCCAATCTGAGAACCTCCCGATGAACAAACAGGTCATGCTGTGGGCCACCAACGACCGCTTGAATCCTGACTGGTCTAACAAGATCCAGGCATTCAACCTGGCATCGCTGGGCTGGGAGTCCAAGGACAAGAAGATCGGCACACTGAATCCCCAGAGCAAGGAAGCCATCGCGACCTACCTGGAGATCGCTCAGACCAGCCAAGAGCAGGCCGATGCGTATGCCGGTAAGGACAACGCGAAAATCTTCCGCCGCATTCAGAACGCCATGCGTAACGGCTCCCCTGATGTGGATGCAGCAGCCTCGCTGATCTACGAAGGAATGAACTCCGGTATCAGCACTGACGACTACTCCGTCAAGAAGAACCAGGCAGACAAGATCGTGGACTCCATCGTGAACCCACACTTCTGGTCTCCCTCCTATCGTTGGGCCTCAGGTCTGTGGGGTGGCAACAAGGACCTCAACCTCACGCAGATCAAATCCGATGCCATGGAAATGGTGGGCGACTTGGTGCGTAGCGGCAAGGTGGAACCTGAGAAGGCTGTTGAGCAGGTCATGACCTACCTCGCAGACCCTGCAGTGACCACGGTGATCAACAACACGATCTACTACAACAAGGACCTTCCAAGTGTCCCTGATGGCCAGAACCGTAGCGAGTGGATGACGAAGTTCATCAAGCAAAAGGCAGCTCGTGACTACGGTGGTGATGCTCCCAGCAAGCCAATCTTCGAGGGCATTAAGACCCCTCTGGATCTCGCTGAAGCTGCGATGCGTCTGGGCGGTTCTGTAGCCCCCGTCACTGAGAAACCAGAAGACAAGGTGTCCCGCATTGGTGACCAGATCCGTTTGGCCCCCAACGTCTACGGTGGCTATGACGCTTGGATTGGTGGTGTGCCTGCTGTCGATAAGGACGGCAAGCGTATCGTCTACTCCAAGAAGGAAATCGAAACCTGGATCGGCACCAACATCGAGACTGAACAGCGTGACGCGAACACCAAGCGCAACGCAGAGATGTCCTACGAAGGATGGCGCACAAAGGTCTACCAGGACTGGACTGAGTCCAACGCCTCTAAGACCCCTGCACAACAGCAACCAGGCTCTGGCATGGCTGCAATGAAGTACATCACCTCCAAGGGTGCATTCGAGTACCTCAAGCAAAACAACATGCTGGATAAACCAGTCGATGAGATCGTAGATTTCATGAAGAAAAAAGGTAAGTAATGGCCAAATTTAATCTAGATGAAGCGAGGACCATTACTGCTGAAATTGAGAAGACGCACGAGATCCCTGCAGGCACACTGTTCAAGATCGGAGGCATCGAGTCCAGTTTCGACAGTGATGCCGTGTCTGACAAGGGTGCCCGTAGTTATTTCCAATTCATGGAACCTACGGCCAAAGCCTATGGCGTTAAGTACGGTGACTTCCGGTCTGAAGCTGATGGTGCCGCACGGTACATCAAGGACAACCTGAAGAGATACAACGGCAACATGAACATGGCGCTGGCGGACTACAACGGTGGTCCTAGAGCTGCCGCTGCGTTGGCCAAAGGGAAACCATGGCCTGAGACGGTGGACTACCTGAAGAAATTCAATGGTGGTTCCTACACCCCTCTATCTCCCCAGTTCACGACCGGAGAATCTTCAGGCAAAGGTTTTGGTCCATCCGCCGCTGGGCTGGCACGAGAAGCAGCCGTCAATGCAGATGAGAACGGAGGCTTCTTCACTGGAGTTTCTAATCTACCTCGTGCTGCTGCTACGGGCTTCGAGCTAGACAACACTGTCTACAACTTCTGGAAGCAACGAGCTGTCACCAGTGAGGCCGTGGACCCCAACTTCCAACGAAGCGAGGAGTACACCAAGGAGTACCTGAAGGGCATCCCTCAGGAACACTGGCAGTACATGCTTCAGGGTATGTCGGCCAAGCAGGACCAGATGCTCCGTGCCCGTATGCTCGAAAGCCTTGAGAAGGAAAAAGAGCTGGGCAAGATGGGCATGGCCGGTACCGTTGGCCGTATCGCTGGTGGCCTGGCTGACATCCCCACGCTCATTGCGTTTGTCCCTGGTGCTGGTGGCGAGGGCCTCCTCACGGCCACCTCACGGGTCTCCAATGCAATCCGTATGGGTCTGGTGGGTGGTGCATCCAATGCTGCCATCGAAGCTCTGACTGCAGGCAACCGTCCCAACGCAACCATTGACGACATCTACATGGCCGCTGCCATGGGTCTCGGTTTGGGTGCTGCCGTTGGTGGTGCCTCTAGCCTGGGTAAGATTGCTCAGTCCCGTCTGGCTGCTGAGAACAAGGCCCTGGAGAGCTTCGGCTTGAAGGAAGGCCTGAAGGCCCAGGTCGAGGAATTCAAACGTCTCGATCTGGATCTCACCGATACCGGCAAGGAACTCTACCTCAAGCGAATCTCTGACTACACCAAGAGGGCCTCTGATGAGGTCATGCGTGACATCGAGAAGCAGTCCGAGATCATCCGTAAGGAATTCAAGTTCGATCCTGCCAACGACAACATCCGCACTGAGAACCTGATCAAGGAAGTCCAGGAGGCTCCTCCCGTCTTTGATCGTGGCCGCATCAACACACCTGACTATGGTGCTGAAGATAAGGTCACCCAGATGCTATTCCGTAAGGCTGCAGACGATAAGACGTATGACTTCGCATCGTGGGCTGATGACAATTTCACCTTCACGAAAGATGGGAAGATCAAGTCAGTGAAGTCTACAGGGTTGTCCGTCAAAGACACCCCAACAGTTTCTGACATGAAGGTTCTCGGTATCGTCACGAAGGAAGATCTTGAACGAGTCATCGACAAGGTTCGCCTGGACAAGAATTACCAGAACCTCGTTCGCTTTGCGAAGCAGGAGTCTGGCCTGTCTGTGATGGAACGCCTGGCTCAGTCCGCTGATCCACGTATTGCCTCGTTGGCCAAACGACTCCGTGAGCAATTCATTGATGACATCCCTGTCTACACAGTGCGTCAGAAGGATATTGACCTCACGTTCAACCACAAGAAGCCAGGCAGCTTCGCTGGGTTCTATTCCTCGGCACGTCACGGTGTGTTCGTGGCTGAGGGTACTGGTGATGGCGTGATGCTGCACGAGCTGCTCCATGCTGCCACGGTCCACAAGTTGGACTACGGTGTTGCTAATCCCAACAGCATCCATGGCCAGCTCACGAAGGAACTTGAAGGCCTCTATCAGGATGCCGTGAGGGAAGCCAAGAAGCAGGGCTTCAAGTCCTACTACCTGGGCAACGTCAAGGAGTTCACTGCGGGTCTGTACTCAGGTACGGGCGCGAAGGGCTTCCATGACTTCCTGATTGGTATGAAGACCGCTGAGGGTGGCAACTACCTGTCCAAGATTGTCGATGTATTCCGTAAGCTCCTGGGCCTGGACGAGACCGACACCAACTACCTGCTGAAGTCTCTCGATCTGACCAACCGTCTGATTGACGAGAAGCTCACAGTGAAGATGGATCGTGGTGCTAAGGTGGGTGTGGACACCATTCAGTTCTCTCCCGCCCATGCAGGAATCCCTGAAGAGACCGCTATGGCCGCAACGAGGGCTGAGGTTTCACCGATCTTCGGCTGGGGCCTGGGTCTAGAGAACCGTTTGGGTTCCGCTAAGATTCCTGAGTCCGTCCGTAACCTGGCCTCCAAGCTCTTCGGTACAACCGTGGGCTACAAGGATCACTCTGTCGTCAAGGTCAACGCCTGGGATGACACTACCAAGTGGTCAGGTGCCTGGTTCAACCAGATGGCCAAGACAGCCTACCCAGCCTTCGAGGACTGGTTCGCTAAGTCTGGCATGAGCCGTCTTGAAAAGAGCAAGGCCTATGAGGACTTCGGTACTCAGGTCTCCAACTACATCCGTGGTATGGATGGTGACTATGCACCTCAGGTGATCAAAGCTGGCGACTCTGTTCGCAAGACATTGGCCAGCGTGGTGGATTACATCAACAACCCATTGCACGAGGAAGGCGGCTCTAAGCGTGGCCTGACCATGCAAGAGGTCCGTGATCCTGAAACTGGGGTCGTGACCCTGGTCGGTGGCCTGGACAAGAATCCCAACTACCTCCCACGTAAGCATGATGTGAACAAGTGGAACACCTTAGTCCAAACTCATGGCCGCGATGCTGTGGAGGGCTGGTGGGCACGAGCACATCAAGCAGGCCGTGAAGGTGTGTCTGATGAGCAAGCCAAGAAGTTCGCTAAGTGGTACGTCCGCACGGTCGAAGAGGCTCACGCTAACCGAACCCAGGACCTCATGGATGATCTCATCCGTGGCCAGGATAAGGAAGCCCTCAAGCAGTCCTTGATGATCAACGGTGGGTTCTCTGAGTTTGAAGCCAAGAAGCTGATGGACGACATGTTCCCCACAAAGGAGTCGGACACCGGTCGTACAATGGCCAGCTTGAAGCACCGCAACACGATTGACGAGAAGTACACTGAGAAGTGGAAGATGGCTGATGGCACCATGGTGGATGTCAACATCAACAACTTCGTTCACTCCAACGTCTTCGATGTGGTGAACCCCTACCTCCGTAGGACTGCAGGCAGTGTGGCTATGGCCAAACACCTGGATGTCTACAAGGTTGGCGACATCGACAAGGCGATTGCTGATGCTACTGAGAACAAACTCGGTGGTGAGTTCAAGTCTCGTGCAGACGTGGACAAGATGCGTAAGGATCTCCAGTTCGCCTTTGATCGAATCCAAGGCCTCCCTCAGGAAGAGTTCTCTGCTCTCAACAAAGCTGCCTCCATGTGGCACTCCTTCAACGTGATCCGTTTGATGGGTGGTGCAGTATGGAACCAGGCAACTGAATTGGGTCAGATCGTTGGCTCCATGGGCTACAAGGCCACGATGGAAGCTGCCTCTGAACTGAAGGCCCTACAACGTGACATCGCTACCGGCAAGGCTCCAGCAGAGATCCTAGACCACCTTGAGAACACCATTGGTGGGGCAGGGTCGGACTTCATCTCACGCATGGACTTCGGTGCCAAGGACGACTGGGTTCGCAATATGGGCGACACCAAGATGAACCAGTGGCTCGATAAGATCGACACCGGTTTGAACAAGACCGCTAAGGGTGTGCTCGACTACACCGGCATGACTCCACTCATGATCCAGCAAAAGCGTATCCACGCGATTGCCTTGGTCAACCACTTCGTCAACCAGGCGAATGGGAAGATCAGCTCTACGTTCCTCACGAAGGACCGTTTGGCATGGATGGGATTGGATGAGGCTGCAACAACTCGACTGATGGACAACCTCAAGAAGTACTCCAAGGAAAACCAAGGAGAGTTCTCGAAGTCTCACAAGCTCGATGTGGCCACATGGGTGAAGGAAGATCCGGAGTCCCACGCAGCGTTCATGAATGCGATCCACCGAGAGTCTCGTAGGGTCATTCAGGAAAACGATCTGGCTTCGATGATCCCTCTGATGGGGACCACATTGGGCAAGACTGTGTTCCAGTTCATGAACTTCTCGATGCACGGGTGGAACAAGTCCCTCATGTTTGCAGCCAACCACAAGGACTGGACGACTATGTCTACGGTCCTACACGGTAGCATGTTGGCCTCTATGGCTTACATGGGTCGCACCATGCTGGGGTCTATGGGCCAGGACGAAGCAAAGCGTCAGGAGTATTTGGACAAGCGCATGGCTCCAAGCCAGATCATCGCCAACTCGTTTGGTCGTATCGCTCAGGCTTCCATGCTGCCCAACATCTACGACACCTTGTCGCCTTACCCTGTGTTCAACGGCATGAGAACCACTTCGGATCTCTCAAGCCTGGCATCGAACCCAACCTACCAGGCCATCAATGGCGTGTTGTCCCTGAAGAAGATTGTCCGCAATGGCACTTCTGATGAGTACCAAACCACATCGAAGGACGTGCAAGCGTGGGGTAAATTGCTGCCTCTCAACAACGTCTTCCCGATGAGCACATTGCTCAACTCAATTGCGAACGATTATCCGACCACGGAAAAAGAACGCTAACCTAATCCCCTAGGGTAACACCTAGGGGTTTCTTTTGGAGAATTTAGTGGCTTACAGTTACGTCCGGTATCCCGGAAACGGCACAACTGCCAGTTACACCTTTCCATTTCAGTACATTAGTCCAGACCACGTTCAGGTTCGCGTTGATGGCGAGACGGCAATCTTCAGTTTTCTGAATGCAAGCACCGTCACGATCAGCCCAACTCCGGCTCTCGACTCCATTGTTGAAATCAAAAGGGTGACACCTAAGGACAACGTCCCAGTGAACTTCACTGATGGCTCTGTCCTCCTAGAGCGAGATCTCGATCTGCTCGCTACGTTCGACTTGTATATCGCTCAAGAAGCCTCTGATGCCGTGGCTGACACCATTAGCGTGGATTCGATTGGCCGGTGGGACGCTCAGGGCAAACGCCTGGGAAACCTTGCTGCTCCCATCGCTGATGATGAAGCCGTGACCCTTGGTAAGCTGGTCTACGAGTACCCTGCAGTGGAAGCTGTGGCACAGCATGTGTCTGCAGTGAACATCGTAGGCTCAGACCTTGGTGTGGCTACCGGACAATCGACCGACCTAGGCTCGATCACTGAGTCTGCTGAGGAAACCCCAGGACAAAGCACGAGCCGCATCGTGGTTGTCGCTGAGAACATTGATGATGTCATCTTGGTTGCGGAAAACATGACTGCTGTCCAAGGCGCGATCACCTCTGCGGCCAATGCAGCCACATCGGCAACTGCTGCTGCTGGTTCAGCGACTGCCGCTGCTGGTTCCGCCACCTCGGCAAGCTCTTCTACTGCTGCTGCTCTGGCTTCCCAGACTGCTGCCGCTACGTCAGCCACTGAAGCTGCCACAAGCGCCTCCTCAGCCACCACTTCAGCCGCTACAGCAACCTCTCAGGCCTCTTCTGCGTCTTCAAGTGCCACTTCGGCTGCGACTTCAGCTAGCAATGCCGGATCTTCAGCCACAAACGCTGCAAGCTCCGCTTCAAGCGCCTCTACGTCTGCTACTTCTGCTGCATCTTCAGCCAACACAGCGACCACTCAGGCTACAAATGCGTCTAATTCTGCGACTTCGGCTGCAGGATCGGCCACGGCTGCTGCTTCAAGTGCAACTGCTGCTGCTGCTTCGGAGGCTTCGGTAGCTGCTAACGCTTCTGCTGCTGCAGGATCGGCCACGGCTGCTGCGGGATCTGCCTCTACGGCATCTACTGCCGCAACTACAGCTACCACCCAGGCAACCAACGCCGCATCCAGCGCAACCTCAGCCTCGACTAGCGCCACAAGTGCGTCCACTTCAGCGTCTGCTGCCTCTGTGTCTGCCTCTGATGCTGCTGCCAGTGCCGCCTCTGCGGCTGCTCTGCTGGATAACTTCGATGACCGCTACCTGGGTCCTAAAAGTTCAGCCCCTACTGTGGACAATGACGGTAACGCACTGGTCATTGGTGCCCTGTACTTCGATTCGACCTCTGGCAAGATGCGTGTCTACACAGCTTCGGGCTGGGTGGATGCTTCGTCTGCTTCTCAAGCTGCACTAACGGTCTACCGATTTACAGCGACCGCAGGGCAGACCACGTTCAGTGGTGTGGATGACAATGGAATGACCCTTAGTTATCTCACTGGTGGAATCGTGGTTGTCTTAGATGGTCCTGTGATTGTCGGTGGTGGTGTGGATTACACGGCCAGCAACGGCACGTCTGTGGTGCTGACTTCGGGCGCATCTGCAGGACAGACCTTGGAGATCTACGCTTTCGCAAGTTTTTCTATTGCTAGCCTGAATGGTTCTGCGATTGTTTCAGGAACTATTACACCAGACAAGCTGGTATCACCTTTTGATCTTGGAGTTCTTCCTTAATGTCTATTGAATTTAAATTACGCCGAGGTACTACGGCTCAACATAGTACGTTTACTGGGGCTGAAGGTGAAGTCACAGTGGACACCACTAAGGATACTCTGGTGGTCCACGATGGGGTGACTCCAGGCGGTAAGCCTGTGTTGTCTGCCGTGGATGGTGCTGTTGGTACGAACAACCTTGCTGATAACGCAGTAACCACTGCTAAGGTCGCTGCTGCGAATATTACCTACGCCAAGATCCAGAACGTCAGTGCAGGAAAGGTGCTTGGTCACGACACCTCTGGCTCTGGCGTGGTGCAGGAGTTGCCGATTGGTGTGGATTCCAGCGGTAACGTAGGTATTGGTACGAGTTCACCATCATCTGATTCTTCATTACATATCTTTTCTGCATCAGATAAGGCTCGTGTTTCTGTTCAACGCAGTGGTGTTAGCAAGGCGTGGTTTGGGCAGGATGGTAGCGGCACAGCGTACATTTACAATGAAGCAGACAACGACACGCGCTTTTACAACAACAGCACAGAGCGTATGCGACTCACTTCTGCTGGTTTGTTGCAATTTAACTCAGGCTACGGCTCAGTCGCCACCGCCTACGGTTGCCGCGCTTGGGTGAACTTCAACGGCACTGGTACTGTGGCGATTAAAGCAAGTGGAAACGTCACTAGCGTCACGGACAACGGGACTGGTGACTACACGGTTAATTTCACGAATGCTATGCCTGACACCAACTACTCAGCTTGCTCATTTGGTGTTGCATCCGGCACAAACGAAGCAATTTCAGGTGTCTTGATAGGCTATCGTCCAACAGGGTTGACTACATATATTCCGTCAACAAAATCAACCACACAAGCTCGAATAATCTCTGGTCGTGGTAACGCTGTTGGTTTGTACGATGTGGCTGATATGTCTTTCCAAGTCTTCCGCTAATCAGGATCTATTATGACCAAACGAATTATATATCAAACCAATGAAGGTGGTGTTGCGATCATTGTCCCAGCCCCTGACTGCAACCTAACCATTGAAGAGATTGCGACCAAGGACGTTCCCAAAAACACCCCTTACAAGATCATCAACACCGAAGACATTCCCACTGACCGCACCTTCCGTGCAGCTTGGGAAGCCGACATGGCTGCGCCTGATGGTGTGGCCATGGGAGCCGATGCTTGGTTCGCAGAGAAGGAACGTGAGCGTCTCATTGAGGAAGCAGCAGCCCGTCACAAGGCTGAACTTGCAGCCCAAGCAGAAGCTCTCAAGGAGACCATGAATGATTAAGATCAACATCGACAAGGCCAAAGAGATTGGCCACCAGATCCGCCGTGAACAACGTGCGGAGGAGTTCAAGCCTCTCGATGAGGTCATCGCTAAGCAGATCCCTGGGACAACCCAAGAGGAAGCTGAAGCTGCTCGTCAGGCGATCCGTGAGAAGTACTCTGCGATCCAGCAGGAGATTGACCAGGCTCAGACTCCTGATGACATCAAGGCATCCCTCGGTCTGGGAGGTGTATGAGTAATGCCAGAAACCTTTCTAGAGCAGGGGCTTCGGCTGTAGGTGGAATGGCTCCAACTGGAGTCGTTCTTCCTTTTGCAGGCCCCTCAGCACCCACAGGTTGGCTCCTGTGTTTCGGCCAGGCCGTCTCACGTACAACCTACGCAACCCTCTTCGCCGCCATTGGTACAACCTACGGTGCTGGAGATGGCTCAACGACCTTCTTACTGCCAGACCTTCGTGGTCGTGTAGCTGCCGGTACGGACAACATGGGTGGCACTGCCGCCTCTCGTCTGACCACTGCAGGCTCAGGCGTCAACGGTACATCATTAGGTGCATCGGGTGGTGGCCAGACACACACCCTCACCACAGCTCAACTCCCTGCTCACAGCCACTCTGGTGTCGTCACAGGTAGTGGTGCTGGAAGTGCGAACTTAGGTGTTGGCGAGAATGGTGTCCTTGGCACTTCAGCCAACGAAGGTTCCGGCCAGGCCCATCCCAACGTGCAACCCACGATCATCCTCAACCACATCATCAAGACATAGCCGTGGATCACTTAGAACAACGCATTCTCAAACTAGAGTACCGTATGGACGACCACTCGGAAGAACTGAAGAAACTTCAGGACATCTCTGAGACACTCAAACGATCCCTCATTGGCATCGAGAAGACCCTCTCGCAAATCAAGTGGCTGTCCACGGGTGCCTTCATCGCCTTCTTCGCCCAGTCAATGGGCCTAGACAAAGCTCTCAAACTTCTACTCGCATGACCATAAACAAAGCTGACGAGAAGGCCCTAGGTGGTCTTCACGGAAAGCTCGCTGAGG